TTTGAATTCAACTTAGATGCCTACCTCAAGGCTGATTCTCAAACTAAAGCGCAGGTATTTGCAAGTTATATTCAAAACGGGATAAAAACAATCAATCAGATACGCAGATTAAACAACGATCCGCCGGTCGATGGCGGGGATCAAACACTTGTAAGCGGGACGATGAAAGATATTTTAAATCTAAATTCTCCGGCGTTAAATCCGCAAATTAAATTATAAAAAAATGGAATGGTTTAAAGATAAAGATTATATAAAGTCAATCGAAAACGGTGAGCGGAGGACGCTTCCGGCTAAAATTGAGTTTAAGGACGACTCAGGGACGGTAGAGGGCATTGCCTCGGTTGTCGAGAAAAAATATGATATGCTTTTTTACGATGAAGTGATCGCAAAAGGGGCATTTGATGACGCGCTAACAGGTGATATCCGGGTTTTATTTAATCACGACATGAATCTTGTACTTGGAAGATCAAAGAGCGGAACGGCTTCAATATTTATCGACGCCGACGGGAATCTTGCTTACAGATACAAGACACCTAACCGAAGCTACGCCAAAGACCTTGAGGATATGGTTAAATCAGGTGATGTAAGTCAATCTTCATTCGCGTTTACGGTTAAGGAAGAAAAATGGAACTGGGCGAAAGTAAAGGGCGAAAGAGACATGAGGGTAATCACTAAAATAGATACTCTTTATGACGTCTCCCCCGTGACTTACCCGGCAAATCCAGAAACCACCGTAACCATCGCTCGCGGGGTTATGGACAAACACTATCAGGAATTAAAAAACGAACACGAGGCAGAAATGCTTAAAATAAAAATAAACGAAGTACAGAAAAGGGAATTGTTAAATAAAATTAATCAGATTTTAAAATGAGCAAGTTGATAGAAAAAAAGAAAGCACTTGAGGCTTCCTTGAACGAATTAAGGCACAAACTGGAAGGCGGGCAATTCAAGCCCGAGGACTCCCAGGAATTTGACCGCATCATGGCGGAGTATAACGAAATCGACAAGCAAATCGAAGTTGAAAGAAATCTCAATGAGACTTTAAACAAGATCGATGCCAATGTCGAAAAGAGGTTTGAGACCACAAAGAAAAGTGAGTCTGAAAAACTTGAATACAAGGACGTTTACAACATGTGGATCAGATTTGGAGAAGGTCGGTTGAGCGAAGAAGGCCGGACGATGCTTTCTGAACATGCCGATCAATTTGGGGGAAACGCAAGGATGAATTTCTCCGCAAAGGAAATGAGGGCGGTTGATCAGGGAATCGCAACGGGCGGGATTGGTCTTTATTTAGTCCCTGAGGATTTCGCGTATACGATTGAACTATATCAATCCTATATGGGGCCATTTGGTCAGGCAACCGATAACGCACCGTTTACCCTTTGGCCATCAGCTTCCGGGGCGACCATGCCATATCCGACAAGCAATGATACCGCAAATTCCGGGGCGCTGCTTACCGAAGGATCGGATGCGTCAAGTGCGGCGACTGCGATTACTTATGATGTCGTAAACTTCTCCGCGTACGTATTCACATCACAACTTTTGAAGGTTTCTAAGCAACTTATTCAGGATTCAGGGATTAATATTCCGCAGTTACTTGGAACGCAGTTAGGTGAAAGGCTCGGGAGGGTCAAGAATACCTATTGCACGACCGGAACAGGATCATCCCAACCGATGGGACTTTTAGCAGCCTCCGGTGGGGCTACCCAGGGAAAACTTTCGGCAACAGCAACAGCGATCACAAAAGCCGAAATCATGGATCTTCAGAACTCAGTAAACTGGTCTTATCAGACCGGCCCTAAGGTTGGATTTATGGCGCATCAGAATATTATTAATGCCATAAGAAAACTCGACCTGGCGACAAGTGACACGGTGCCGATGTTAATGCCATCATTCGCGGTTAATACTCCCCCGACATTGCTCGGTAAGTCGTATTGGATCAATAACGCAATGGCGACGGCTTTGACAACCGGGCAGAAAGTTTTGATGTATGGCGACTTTTCGAAATTCGTCATCAGGAGGGTTCTTGGGTTCAGTCTTGTAAGGCTATTTGAAAGATATGCCGAACTGTACGCCGAAGGGTTCGTCGGTTTTGAGCGTTGGGATTCCAGGGTTATTAATACCAGTGCAATTAAATACTATGAGCTTACATAGGCTTTTGGTTTTCATACCCGTTTGGAAGAGGCCAGAGATTACAGAGATTTGTTTTCTCGGCCTCTCCCGATTGCGGGAGTATAAAAAGAAAATATTTAAGATCATTCCATTTGCGGTGATCTCGGAGGATTCGATGATTCCATTATGTGAAAAATACGACATTAAGTATACGAAGTTTGAAAATCAACCATTGGGGGCTAAAAAGAATCACGGTTTAAATCAGGCATTAAAATTAGAATGGGATTATTTGATGGAACTAAATTCAGATGATCTTATTTTAAATGAACTTCTGGATATTTATAAGCCGTTTTTGGACAAAGGCGAGCATTATCTCGGATTGAAGAATTTCTGTTTTATGAATTCTCCATCGGGGGATATGCGACAAATGGTAAATCAGACAGTATACGGAATTGGAAGGTGCTATTCAAGGGAGGCATTAAAAAAAGCCGGGAAGCTTTCAGGTATCAGGATTAAAAAAACCTGTGTAACCGATGACGGGGTTCTTAAAGAGGGTGAAGTTAAGGACGTAAGACCGTATATCGCAGCCGGGTTGATTGACGGGGGGTATGCTGAAATGATTAACGGCACCCTTAAGATGTGGTCGGATACTCAGGCGGTCGGACTCGATAACTGGAGTAATAACAGGTTAAACGACAATGGATATAAATGTAACCAGATTTTTACGGACAAACCTTTAGCGGTCGATATTAAGTCTACCGTTAATATTTGGCCGTGGAATCCAGACATTGGAATCGAATATAACTGGAATATTTTCAAAGAAGGGTTGAGCAAACAAGAAATTGAAAAAATAGAATGCTTGCGACAAAATTAATCACTGCGCCGGTATTGGAGCCGGTTGATCTTGAATCTATGCGAAAAGAACTCAGGGTAACTAACACCTCCGAGGACGACCTTATTGTGTCAAAGATCAAAACAGCGCGGCATATGGCGGAGAAATTTACGGAAAGCAAGTTTTATACCCAAACGTGGGAATATTATTTAGAGTGCTTTCCTAAAGATGATGAACTCTTAATCCCGCATCCACCATTACAATCAATTACGAGTATTAAGTATTACGATTCCGCGAATGTCCTGCAAACATGGGACGCGGTTAATTATAGGGTTAATACCGGCAGTCAGCCCGGATCGGTAGAGTACGTTTCTTCATGGCCGGCGACTTATTACAGATCCGAAGCTATCGTGATAAAATTTGTATGCGGGTATTCTTCCAGGGAGTTAATCCCTGAGCCGATCAAGGACGCCATAAAACTAATGGCCGCTCATTTGTTTGAAAACCGCCAGCAAGTTATGGTAGTTACCGGGACTTTAAATATTGCCGAACTCCCTTTGGGGGTTTATGATTTATTAACGCCTTACCAAGTTAATGTAAGCTATGCTAATCGGTAAAATGGACAGGTATATTACAATCAAGATCCCGACCGAGGCAACAAGCGCGGACACGGGCGGGGTTTCTATAAGTGGATATACTGATTATAAATCTTGCTGGGTGCAAAGGGTGCAAGATCAATCAATGGAAAGATTCGAGGGTGACCAGCTTGTACTTGTTGACACTTACGAATACAGGATAAGATACATGGACGCCGAGGCGATCACGGTTAAAATGGAGATTCTTGACGACGGGATTTATTACAGCATAATCGGAAAAAAGTTAGTCACCCGCAAAGATGTTTGGATTATAACCGCAACAACGAAAGACAATGTCTGAAATTGATATAAGAATAGAAGGTTTTAATTATGAGGCGTTTCTTGATTTAGAGAAAAGGCTTGACCGTGTTTTTTCCGAGCAGGAAAAAACCAAAGGGATCAAGGTTGGATTAGAAATAGTTCAAAGGGAAATGCAGGGGAATGTCCATAAGGTTACCGGGAATCTTTGGAATTCAATTCAGATTGAAAAAGACAGGACGCTTTCTAAATTCGGCGATCCGGTAATGAGGGTAGGGCGAAGAAAGAAACGGGGAGACTGGAAAGGCCAGGGATGGCACGCTCACTTAATAGAATCCGGGACTAAGCCACATATTATAAGATCAAAGTCCGGAAAGCCGATGCCAATATTTGCAAAAGGCACAAAAGGGCCGATAGCATGGGCAACAGAGATACATCATCCGGGATCGCGGGCTTTTCATCCGTTTTCAAATGCCATCGAATCAGTCGGTGACCGGGCGGGGGATATGGCTTTGGAATATTTTGGAAAATTAGTTGAAAAAGAAATATCAAAATGATAATAAAAGCGATTAAGTATATTCTCGAAAACGATGCCCCGCTTCAATTATTGATATCCGGAAAGGTTTATCCGGTTGTCGTCCCGCAAGAAATCGCGCTTCCTTTTATTGTGTATTCTTTAAACTCGACAAACCCATATCCATCAAAAGTCGAGGAAAGCGATAAGGATGCAGATCAGATATCGATTACTTGTTACGCAGATGATTATGATGAGGCGATGGACTTGGCCGAGGCCGTCAGAGATGCACTTGACAAAGTTACCCCGTCAACGTATAATGGCACAGAGCTTTCAAGTTGTGATTTTGTTTCGTGGCGGGACGGGTTTAATCAATCGGTTGGGGCTAATGGAAGTTTTTTATTTACCGTTGAATTTGAAGCATATAATTAACTAATATGGGAATAAAAATAAGATACTTAAAAAATAAAGTCATCGAGGGGCAACCCTGGATGGCCGGGGCCGAATGTACCGTACTTCCTCACTTGGCTATCTCGTTATTGCGCGAGGGATCGGCTGAGGTTGTGGATTATAAAAAGGCGGACAAGGTCGAAGCTCAAATTATTAAAAATATTGTTGATGAAGTGAAATTTATAAAATCTAAAAAAATAAAAGATGGCAGCGATAAAGGGTGATTCTATAACTGTTTATCTCGGTTCTACCGAGATAACAATGCAGGGAGATTGTGAATATTCCGAAGACCGGGATACTCTTGAATATACTAATAAAGACTCAAGCGGGTATCGTGATTTTCTCGACGGTGACGCCGGGTGGAAGATAACCTGTTCCGGGTTTATCGATTCCGTGAACTGGGCTTTACTATTTGGGTCTACCTCCGGGATTAAAAAGTCTACGGTAACCGGAGTAAGCCTGGGGCCGATTAATTCCCTATACTACGGGGGCGATGGGTGGCTATCAAGCATATCGACTACCGCGCCCAGAAATGGAATCGGTGGATTTAGCTTTGAAATTACCGGCACCGGACATCCATTTCAACAGTCAGTAGCAATCACCTAATATGATAGCTGAAAAAATCACCATAGACGGGATTGAGTATCCTTTCTTATTCGGCACGTTGGCATTTGTCGAACTTGAGTCTTTTACCTCAAAGGGAAATATGACCGAGATGGTCGAGTCAATAAGGCTGGGGCTTAAATGGGGCGCATTTGACTGTGATCAACCAGAACCCGACTGGAATAAAATCAAAAAGGTATTAAACAAAGATCCGGGACTTTTATTTAAACTTTCGGGGGTTGTCGAGAGTCATGTTAAGCTCGTGGGGGAGCAGATTCAAAAGGCGGCAAAAAGGTAACGTCTAAGGAGATAATCGGTTTTGCCCTCGGGGTTTTACGGTTATCTTATAAAGATTTAGCAAGGATAACTCCGGTGATTTTAAATGAGGCGATTAAGGCATATAAGTCAGATGAAGATCGGAAACTTAATGAAAATAGGTATTTAGTCAGGCTTCAATGTTTTTATTCTATCGCACCTTGGAGTAAGAAATCATTAAGGCCGGAAGATATATTTGAAATTGAAGGGGAGCAGGAGACAAGGAAGTTATCAACGGTAACAATTACAAAACGTGGCGGGCAATCAAAAACAGATGATCCTCAGAATGACAGCTCAAAACACGGAGCTGAAGAGGAAGTTATCTGAAATAAATAAGGAGTTAAAAACAATGAAGGGCGGCGTTGAAAGTACGCGACAGTCCTTTAGTCAATCTTTCGGCCAAATGGGTGGTCCGGTCGGTGAGCTCAAAGATAAATTTAACGGATTATCTAAAACTATTGCAACCATACATCCTGCGGTGGGCGCCCTGGCATTGGCCATTGCCGGCATGGGGCTTGCGTGGGAGTCTGTAAATACATACCTTGAATCAGCCAGTGCGCATCTTTCAAGTACCGGCATGGAGCTGATTATCCTAAAGGGGACGATGTCGTCTTTCATGAAATCTGAATTTTTTAAACTCGGAGAGGCAACAGCAGAGGGCGGCCCTCTTGGATTTTTTAAAAAAATAGGGCAGTGGACTGCATGGATTGGTGACTTATCGAGGGGTGTCGTTCCCGCCGGACTGATAGCATCGTTGGGCGTGGTTGCCACCAAGGTTACGGCAATTGAGGAGGCTCGGCAGAAGTTGCATAATTTTATAATGTTTAACACCGAGAAGGAAATGTCCCTTGAGCTTGACAAAGAAAAGCAGGCGGCGACGTGGCGGGATAAGTTAGTTGACGATATTAATGTAAGGATTTCGGCGTATGATAAATGGGTTGAACTGGTTCATGAAATCTATGCGGAGAAAATCGAAAAACAAAAACTTGTCGCTGAATTTGAGGATGCTATCGCCGCCAAAACCGAC